CTAACTCCTAACTCCTAACTCCTAACTCCTAACTCCTAACTCCTAACTCCTAACTCCTAGATTCTCTTTCCATGCACGAATCCGATCCTGAAGTGACGCGCGCCCTCAAGCACGCGCAGAACAAGCTTAAACTGGCGGAAGACTATTGCGACATGTTTGACCGCCTGGTCGATATGTCGGAGGTGCAGAGGTTTGGCGATCCGGGCGAGAATACCACGCTGCCCGGCGTAACCGAAGCAGGCACGGCCTATTCGCGTGCCCTGATCTATCCCGGGGCAACGGCTTTTGCCTATGTCAACGAGATGGAACTGCGGCAGATCCGAGCTCGCTCGCGAGTCTTTGGACAGACCAACCCTTACGCGATCGGGGCTGGCCGCAACCGCGTGGCTTACGTCGTGGGGAGCGGGCACACCTACCAGGTTCTGCCGCGGGATGCGGACAACACCGACGAGGAGCTGCTCAACGACTGCCGCAAGGCGCTCGAGGATTTTCGCAAGCGGAACCAATGGAGCAAGCGGCAGAAGGAGACCGTGCGGCGGCTGGACCGCGACGGCGAGCGGTTTTTGAGACTCTTCGTCGATACCGAGTCGGGCGAATTGAACGTGCGTTTTGTCGAGCCGCTGGAAGTGCAGAACCCGCCGGATAAGACTTCCGCCGATGGCGTCTATTTTGGGATCGAGTTTGCCAAGATCGGCGAGGGGTTTGATATTGAGACCGCGGTGCGCTATTTTCTGGTCAAGATTGGCGCCTTGGGTGAGTCGATCGGGCTGCGAGAGAGCGTGCCGGCGAATGAAATGCAGCACCTCAAGGCAAACGTCGATATGACCTGGCCCCGCGGCCTGCCGACATGGCATGCCCTGCAAGGCCACCTGCAAGATGCCGTGCGAACGCTGAAGGCGACGGGCAAGATCGTCGAGTTCCGTGCACGGATCGGCATGATCCGCCGGCATATCAACGGCACGAAGGCGGCCGTGCAGAGCGTGGTGGACTCGATGCGAGCGGGCGGCAACGGTCCCAGCGGCGTGAAGACGGCAGGGCAATATCCCTACGCCGCGATCGTCGATACGAGCGACGCCACCGAGTACCAGTTCCCCAGCGCGACGACGCCGGTGGATGGCAACGTCTCCGCCATCCAGGCCGAGTTGCGGGCCTGTGCCGCGGCCTTGGCGATGCCGGAGTATATGCTTTCGGGCGATGCCAGCAATGCGAATTTCTCCAGCACGATGGTGGCTGAAGGGCCGGCCGTGAAGACCTTCGAGGAGATGCAGGCCGAGCTGATCGACGCTGATATCGAGATCATGGAGCGGCAGTTGGCGATTGCCGCCGCAGCCGGTCTGATCCGAGGCGGCACGGCAGAAGACGTTCTCGAAAAGGTGAAGGTCGAGGCCGAGCCGCCGATCATCAAGAGCGAGAATCGTTTACAGGAGGCACAGGCCGACCAGATCCTGATGCAGGCCAAGGTGATGAGCAAGGAAACGATGGCCGCACGGCATGGCCTGGTCTACGCCGATGAACGCGACATGCTGGAGATCGAGGCGGTGCGCAGCGATTTTTCCGAAAAGAGAAATTAGCCGTTTTTGGATTCTCCTGCGTACTAGAAGTTAGGAGTTAGAAGTTAGGAGTTAGAATAAATCTGATTCCCACATTCTAACTCCCAACTCCCAACTCCCAACTCCCAACTCCCAACTCCTAACTCCCAACTCCTAACTCCTACTTTTATGTCCACCGACTCAGCCGATCTTACCGTGTTCCAGGAATACGCCGACAACCGCGGCGTGGCCCTCCGCGTCGACCGCGAAAAGGGGATCATCCAGGGCGTCAAGCTGCTGGGAAGCGTATCGAAGAAGAACCGCGAGTATCCGCGGGAGGTGATGGCCAGGGCGTTGCCAATGTACGAGGGGCAGCGCGTCAACGTCGATCATGTCGAACCGGGCCAACGGCGAAGCCTGCGAGATCGGATCGGGCTGGTCAAGAACGTGACGCTCAAGGAAGACGGCCTGTATGGCGATTTTCACTTCAACCCCAAGCACGCCCTAGCCGAGCAGATTGCTTGGGATGCGGAAAACGCCCCACAGAATCTCGGCTTCTCGCACGATACCCGCGGCTTCAGTCGCAGCTCCGGCGGAAGGCTTGTTGTCGAGTCGATCGACAAGGTGCTCTCGGTCGATCTGGTAGCCAACCCGGCGACGACCAGCGGCCTCTTTGAATCAACGGATTCCGAACTATTTACCACCAAGGAGAAAGAGATGAATCTTTCCAGTTTGACGATCCAGGAACTCCGCGAGTCGCGCGACGACCTGGTGAAGACGATCCTGACCGAGGCCGATGAGGGAAAGGAAAATTCCGACCTCAAGGCCGAGTTGAAAACCCTGCAAGAGTCGCTCGACGGCTACAGGGCAGCCGACGCTCAGCGGGCCATGCAAGAGGCCATTGCCGGCGAGTTGAAGGCCGCGGGACTCGACCCGGCCAACAAAGTGCATGTTTCCGCGGTCTTCCTGGAAGACCTACAGGGCACGGCCGATGCCATCCAGCGGAAGGCGAAGATCGACGATCGCAAGCAGCTCGTGAGCGCCGCGAAGTCGGCGAACGGTTCAGTGCTGCCCAGCACCGGATCGCCGTTGCAGGAGTCGCACGACGCGGCCGTTGTGCCGCCGGTTAGCAGATCGCTGGCCCAACGCATCGCGCGTTTCGTGAGGTAAGGAGAGAATCTAGGAGTTAGAAGTTAGGAGTTAGAATCTCCAACTTCGGCTCCCTCTGATTCTAACTTCTAACTTCTAACTTCTAACTCCTTTTCAGAAAGACTTTCCCCATGGCATCCACTTTCCGCCACCGCAGTGGCCCCACGAATTCGATCGCAGTCCTTGCGGACTCAGCCGCGCCGATCGAAGTTGGCGATCTGGTGTATCAAGACCCGACTTCCAAAAAAGCCAAGCCGGCTTCGGCAATGATCAACCAGGGGAGCGAGGCCCTGAACCAAGACGTGTTCCAATCGTTCTTCCTGGGCGTGGCCCTGCAAAAGAACGGCGCGCAGACCAACGAACTGTTGCCGCTGAACAGCACGGTCGTGCGCATGCCGGCGAATGTGATCGAGATTGCCACCACGGGCGATTTTGAATTTGATTGTGCTTCGACCACATGGAAGACGGGCGATCTGGTGGGCGCGGCGAACAATGCCGGCGGCACGGCCCTCTTGAACCAGAGTGTCAAGACGGCCGCCAGCGCCTCGCTGGCCATCGGCCGGGCCGTTCCCGAGCCAAACGCAATCGCCGCCGCACGGACCACCGTGGTCGTGCGGATCAAGTCCACCATCCTGGAAGCTGGAATCTTGAACCAGGTTGCCGGAAGCTCCAGCGGGGCAGTGTAAGAGCGGGGAGCGTGAAGCGCGAGGCGAAAGATGCAAGAAAACGTGGGGCGTGGGTCGTGAGGCGTGAGGCGAAAAATGCTCCACGCTCCACGCTCCACTCCCCACGCCCCTCGACCCACGCCCCACGCTCCACGAACCCAGCCTCACAGAATTCATTACCAATCATCCATCCTTTACAGAAAGTACCTAAATGAGAATCAGCGCAAAAGAAATTGCCCGCGGTCTGCGTTCCGAGGGCGTGCAGAATCGCGGCAAGGATGCCATCTTGGCGTCGCGTACCTGGGGCGACCTCCAGGAGGCTTTGGACTGCGGCAGCCGCGGCGAAGTCGGCGGCATCCAGGCGGGAAACTTTTCCTTCCGCGATCTGGCCGCCAATACCATCTTCAGTCGCGACGGCGAGCCGGTAGGGCAGACGTTCATCGAAGAATACTTCGATCCGGCCAACGCGCGGCCGCTGCAAGAGGCCCTGGCCGCAGTCGATAGCTCGGCCTTCGCCGGCATCACCGGGCAGTTGCTCATCAACCGCGTCTTGAACGCCTTCCATGCCGAAGAGTTCGTTGCGAGCAAGCTCGTGCCGACGATGGCCACCCGCCTGAATGGCGAGCGCATTCCCGGCATCACGCTGCCCGTCGATCCGGGCGAGGATGTGACGATTGCCGAAGAGCAGGAGCCGCTCCGCTACGTCGGCTTCAGCGAAGAGTATGTCGAGACGCCGGCCACAGTCAAGCGGCAGCTCGGCATCGCCGTGACCAAGGAGGCGATCTTCTTCGACCGCACGGGACTCGTACTCGATCGGGCCGGCTACGTGGGCCAGATCCTGGGTCTGCGGAAAGAGAAGAACCTCATCGGCCTGATGATCGGAGCCACGAACAGCTACAAGGAGAAGCGGAAGGGCGATTCGGCCGCCGTTGCTTTGAAGACCTTCTACTCGGCAACGGACAGCGGCCGCTGGACCAACCATTTCGACGGCAACGGCCTGACCGACTGGACGAACATCAACTACGCCGAGCAGCAGTTCGCGAACGTCACCGACCCGAACACGGGCGAGCCGATCATCCTGCCCGGCACGCGGCTAGTCTTCGCGCCGCAGATTCGCTTCCTGGAACTGAACCAGCTCTTGACGGCCAACGCCAGTTGGAAGCTGACCAACGGCGGCACGTCGCCGACGGCAGGCAATGCCGGCGTGAACACGATCGGGCCGAACCCGCTGCAAAATCTTGGCCTGACGATGGCCACCAGTCGGCAGCTCAACAAGCAGTTGCAGGTGCAGCTTGGCCTGAGTGCTGCCGATGCCGGCGGCTACTGGTTCTACGGCGATCCGACGGCCTTCGCCTACATGGAGAACTGGCCGATCACGGTGGTTCTATACTAATTACCTATTATGCCGAATTATGCCTGAAACGCCCGAGAATTGGTGAGTAGCCGCTGCGGTCCCGCC